CTTCAAACTCTCTCTCATCTAAAGCCTGTTCAAAGAATTCTCGCATGAAAGCCATAGCTCTAACTCTGAGCTCTGCTCCGAAGTACCCTTCTTTAATACTCTCAGATATGTAACGCATCACACGCTCGTTGCGTCCGTTACCCATGCCTGTTGGAATTTTTAATGTGCTTGGGAATGTATCCCTCACATACCTAGCAGTGCGATCCCACTCATTAAGCATGTCTTCCTCTCTTAGAGGCGTGACTCCAGTTAAGTCGAGATCACTGAAATGAAAGTCTCCATTGTTATTCTGTATTGACGGAACCCAATCTTTCCATGGAGACATATCATCCCATGCCATGTCTGGGTGCATCCATGAATAGTTTTTTGAAGGAGGTAGTAGTGCATAACTGCCATCACCTCTAAAATCTAATCCATTTATCTGAGGCCAATCAGTACCACGACTGTTTACTCCTGCTCTCGGGCCTCGTCTTTTACCATCCCTGGGATGCTCGAAGTAGAGATGTAGTCCTCGTTTCGTCTTGACCTTTACAGGTGTAAACATCTCTGCGTCTTGTGCCGCTTTGATAGACTCTTCGTTGTCGCAATCTACGACTACAACTCCGCTTAGTTCTCCAGTAACCAGTGCGATCCCATAGTCGGGCCACTGCGTCCACCATCTTTCAACCTCTTCTTCAGTAGGTTGTCTTGTCTGGAACTCTGTCCATTTTAGTGCTGGTCTTTTTGTATCAGGTCGAATGGGGATGATTGACCATCCCCTATCCAAATACTCAAGCGCACTCTCCAATATCGTCTCGCTCATTTGTAACCTCCATAAGTTCAAAGTAATCGTCAAGTTTAATGTCAGGGTTGGCGGTTAGAATTTTTTCGAGAACGACACTGCTTACGTATCTTCGTTTAACCCATCCGTACGGTGCTGTTCGCACCACACCAGATTGCATAGCGGCCTTACTTGCACCGCCAACATCTTGAATCAAACGTTCAATGTTTAATTGCCGTTCCACCTAGTCCTCCTTTTTTCACTTGCCATTAGTAATGTATTGTGTATCATACACCTTATGGTGTTGTAAAGACACCTTATGAGAAAGGCCAGACAATGATGGTGGCCTGAGATAAAGGAGATACTATGAAAGTAAAGACAGACGACACTGCGTGGTCTGGTTTTGATCCATCGCAGGGGCCGCCTACCTTAAAGGCAGTGGATGACGAGGTGAGAAGTACAAGCACCTCAACCATATCAACCAAAATCAACGAGGCAGATAAAGTAAGAGAGGCAAGACTTGAATCTCTTGCTAGACATTTCCATGAATTATCTGAGAAGAAAGCTGACATCGACCAAGAAATACAGAAGGTCGAAGGAGAAATAGCCTACTACTTCCCAGAAGAAGCAGGAGATGTAGCTAAAGATACTACGGATTTCTCAATCATCGTGACTAGAAATGAGAGATGGGCGTGGGACAAAGCCGCACTTGAAGAACACTTTGGTCAGACAGAATTGCCTGACTATGTAAATCGTTCTTTGTCTGTGGATAAAAGAAAGTTCTCGCGTTTACCTTCAAGCGAACAGAATGCACTCAAGTTTGCATTAACTCGCCATTTAAATTCACCAAAAGTAAAGGTGGTTAAGAATGTTTAAAGTTATGTCAACAAAGGAAATCCAACAATCAGGCCCAACTAAAGTGTTGCTATATGCTCATCATGGTTGGGGTAAAACATACCAAGTAAGACACTACCAAAAGAAATATGGGAAGGGTCTCATCCTTAGCGGAGAAGCAGGACTTAAATCCGTAGAGGATGTAGATATAGATTACCTCCCATTCTCATCTTGGGATGGAAAGCATGATCCTGAAAAGGATGTTTATAGTTTCAGAGGTATAGTTAAAATGATTATGTCTTCTGAATTTAAAGAAGCTGGTTACAACTGGATTGCTTTAGATTCATTAACTGAATTATCAGAAAGATTATTAGAACAGTTAGAGAATGAGCAAGATGGTGGAAACTCTTGGCAAATATGGGGTGACTATTCTCGTCATCTCTTAGGTGCGCTCAAGTGGTTTAGAGACCTACCTATTCATGTCTATGTATCTTGTCTTGCTAAAGAAGAAAAAGATGCAAACGATGTGACCCAGTATTGGCCGCTCGTAAAAGGTAATGCGGTAGCCAAGCATGTCCCTGCAATATTTGACCACGTTTTATGTGGAGTCCGAACAACTGAGAAGACAGATGGAGGACACCCAAAGGTGCGTAGATATATTGTAACGGATGAAGTGTCTGGCTGGCACGGAAAAGCAAGAGACCCTCGTAATGTCCTCAAGCCTTTTGAGGAATGCGACAACGTAACTGACCTGTTAGCTAAGATGGCTAATGGCTCTGCAACTCAGAAGAAAGGAGAAACTAAATGAGTGATTGGAATGGTTTTGGAGATTTAGATTTATCTAGCGTGGAGCTAGATGATCGTCCACAGTATGCGCCGATATTAGGAGTAGGCACATACAACGTAACTTGCAATGATGCAAAGATCGAAACGATTGAGGGAACCACAAATAAAAAAATGGTTCTTAATTTCGTAGATGAGGGAGGAACGGGTGAGATAAGAGCAAACTTAAATATTGTTCACACCAGTTCTCAAGCTCAAGAAATAGCAAGACGACAACTAAAGTCTTTCCTTGTTTGTTCTAATCATCCCACACCAGATAACCCAGGCGATGTTGAAAGCTGTAAAGGTCTCAAGTGTGAGATCAAAGTAGGTAAAGCAAAGCCTTGGACTAATAAGAAAGGTGAGGTTGTCGAAGGTGTAGAGGTTAAATATTTTAATCCTCTTGCTGGCACTGAAAATAATTCAAGTGGTAACGACAAGCTGGACGATGACATCCCCTTTTAGGGTTATAAAGGGGAGGTAACTCCCCTTTTTTTTATTGGAAAGAATTGTGATCCAAGAAAGCGCACTAAATATAATTAAAAAAATAGATGAAGGCTATGACTCAGATAGAAGGGAAAAGTCACGCCAATACATCGGTGCTTCAATCGTTGGAAATCCATGCGATGCTCTCTTGGCTTACAGTCTCAGAGGCTTCCCGAATGACGAGCCAAACCCAAGACTAAAAAGAATATTCAATCTGGGTCATATCCTCGAAGACGAAGTTGTTAAGGATTTAAAAAAGAAGGCAGGAGCTCGGGTTTGGGAAGTCGATGGACTTACTGGAAAGCAACATACATACGAAGAACTTAATGGTCATGTCGTCTGCCACACAGATGGACTAATTGAATTAGTCGAAGACGAACCAATGATCTTAGAGATCAAGTCAATGAACGATGCTTCGTTCAACAAATTCAAAAAGAGTGGCGTAAAGATTTCTCATCCTCAGTATTTTGCACAGTGCACAATGATGATGGGGATGTCTGGAATACAACAATCATTCTTTATAGCGATCAATAAAAACAACTGCGATTACCATGCAGAGATTATTGAATACGATGAGTTCGAATGGGCTTATCTGAAAGAAAGAATAGAGAGAGCTATTAATAATATAGCTGTAAAAATTAGCAAAGACGGAACCGATTGGAGATGCAAAGGCTGTTTTAAAAATAGCGTTTGTTGGCAGGGTAAGCAGGTAACTCCTGCGTGTAATTTTTGTACTAACGCAATAGCCAACGCAGACGGCGGATGGTGGTGTAACAAGCACGACACGAAAGCTGTTGAGGTTTGCGATGATTACGCGGTCTTCAAACCAAAGGATAAGGAGTAAGTAATGGAGAAAGAAAAGAGATTAGAAAACCTCTATCTTTTGTGTGAAAAAAGATCGGAGATTATATTAGAAATTGAGCAGTATCAGAACGAGATTATTTCTATATCGGAACGAATAGATACGCTCGAGAGCACAGCCGATCACCTAGTGGACAAGACATCTAAGGATTTTAGAGATCAGGTAACTAAAGCCAGAGATAAAAGGAAAAGGATTAGGGAGACGATAGTCGATCTATCCCACAAGGTGCGACTGAAAGAGGCCGAGATAAAAACTTTAGAAATGGATTTTTGTAATGCAACGTGATGACATCTTAAAATTAAGTGCCGAATTAATTAATGGACAGAGAGCAAAAGACTATGGAGATACAAGAGTCAATCATCAGAGAATTGCTGATGGGTGGAATGTTATTGTTAATTCTGCTTGGGAACATGGAGATAGACTAGAACCTAGTCATGTTGCTTTAATGATGGCTTGGGTAAAAATCTCTAGGCTTTGTAATACAATAGACCATGATGATTCTTGGGTAGACCTTGCATCTTATGCGGCTCTAGGAGGTGAGATGAGTGAAGACGATACATCAATTGAGTGATGAAGATTATGTCTTGTACCATGCACTAAAGACTGATTGGGTTTTGCGGGAAAGAAAATATCGTAGAGAGCCAACTGTCTTTCACGAAAACAAATCAGCAAAATCATATCGCAGACTGAAGTCCTACATGTCTGCTAAAGAAATACTTCCTAGCAAAGACTTATTTTTCTAGCAGTAAGAAGGTAACGGAACGTGTTCATCAAACTCGTTAAACTCGTTACAGCCATCCCA